TTACAAAAACTCATACTACTGCCTACATATGTATAACGCAGATAGTGATTGGAGCATAAAAATAGAAATCACAAAAGAAGAAGCAAAAAACATCGAAAAAATATATAACTTAAAAATTCACAAACATGTATAATATCAAATTCACAAACAAGAGTAATATCAAAGTAAAAGGTGCAACAATGACAACAATCACAGGAAAGAAAAAACACTATGTAATAATAGAAAACTTTAGTGAGCAAGAAATACTAACAGTAAGCGCAAAACAATATCAAAAAATCATGAAAGTGATAGACAATGCAAAACACAGCAATACATTGGAGCAGCAGCAGCAAACACGTTGACCTAGAAACAGGTGAACAAATAACAAAGTACAATGCAGAACAGAATTACATTAAAATTCAAACAAATAAATATGCAACACTCAACACAAACAAAACAAAGGGACATATTGAATATGTCATCGGGTACAGAAGAAACCCACAAGGAAAACTCAGCCTTGATTGAAAGATTCATGATACCGGAAACACCATTCACGGTATGGAGTGACTTCAGAGGAGAAAAAGAAAAACACTACCTGACAATGGGAAACTACAAAGTAAGTGAAGACTGCGAAACACAAAAAGAAGCAAGAGAATGGCCACAAAATCATATGTGGGAACTAATAACTACAATGATAGTAATAGTGGGAGAAAAAGCAGCGGAAATAAAAGGGCTAAAAGAAGCCTACGTTGAAGGATTCAATACAGGACAAAAACTGAGTACAGCAACAGGTGAAGAACTAAAAGAAGTAATAAAAAATATACCACAAGGATAAAGGATAGGCCCACAATGGGCCTATCTCTATTAATAATCAAAATCAAAAGCAAATGAAAAAAACACTAGGCGGTGACCGGCTAGGGTCAGGAAACAAAATGAAAGTCGAACTCCATGGATACAGCAGGAGTACACACGACATGGGCTATGTATGGAGAAGCACAATGAGCGCAGGAACTCTAGTACCGTTCCTATGCGAAGTGGCACTACCAGGGGACACATTCGATATCAACCTGGGATGTGACATCAAAACGCACCCAACAATCGGGCCACTGTTCGGAAGCTACAAGGTACAACTGGACATATTCCAGGTACCAATAAGGCTATACAACAGCCATCTGCACAACAACAGCCTGAACATCGGAAGAAACATGAGCCTAATCAAATTACCGGGAATAAACTTCACAGTACCACCAATTACAGACAGAACAGCAGTGGAAGACTTAGACAACGCCCAGGTAAACCCTAGTAGCATCATGAGCTACCTGGGAATAAGGGGGTTCGGAATAACAGATGAAGTACAAACAAGAACATTCAACGCAGTACCATTCCTGGCATACTGGGAAATATACAAAAACTACTACGCAAACAAACAGGAAGAAATCGGTGCAGTAATACACACACCAGCAGCAGCACTACTGGAAAATGTAAATGATATAGAAGTACAAACAGGTGCAACAGCCTGGACAATACCACAAAATGGAGGAAACATAAATGCAATACTGGTAAGGTTTACAACTATAACAGTAACAGCTATAGCAGGTAACCCTATAAACTTCAATCAAATCATGTTCCAAATGGGTAATGGGTCAGTAATATCATTCCAAGACCTATGTACAGGAATAGTAGAAGTAAACCCAGATGAATACGAAGGAATATATGATTATGACAGATATGGAGCGGGAACAATCGAATTCTGGAGATACATCAATGCAAACGACCTGGGTGTAGGAGCACCAGCGATCGCAACATTTGATCTGGAAAATATCGATGTAATGAGAACAAAAATACTGGCTCACCAAGGTTATGATCAATTCAACATCACAACAGCAGTTACACAGATACCGCCGTATCAATGGGTATACCAAATCGCAAACGATATACCTACAATACTTAGCAGTCAGGAAGGCCTAGCACTAAAAACATACCAAAGTGACCTATTCAACAACTGGATAAAAACAGAATGGATTGATGGGGTAGACGGAATAACAGCGATCACAGCAGTAGACACAAGCGGAGGAAGCTTCACAATTGACACACTGAACCTAAGCAAAAAAGTGTATGACATGCTAAACAGAATCGCCGTAAGTGGTGGAACGTATGACGATTGGCAAGATGCAGTATACACACATAGCAGATACAAAGGAGCAGAAACGCCGATGTATATGGGAGGACTGATAAAAGAGCTGGTATTCCAGGAAGTAGTAAGTCAAAGTGAAAGCACAGGTGAAGGAAATCAACCGCTGGGAACACTGGCCGGAAAAGGAATAATGGCAAAAAAACACAAAGGAGGAACAATCGTGTGTAAAGTGGATGAACCAAGCTACATCATGGGAATAATCAGCTTAACGCCAAGAATTGACTACAGCCAAGGAAACAAATGGGACGTACATCTACAAACTATGGATGACCTACACAAGCCGGCACTGGATGAGATCGGATTCCAAGAACTGATAACAGAACAGATGGCATGGTGGGACACAGAATATACAGGTGGAGAATGGGTAACAAAAAGCGCAGGTAAACAACCGGCATGGATAAACTACATGACCAATGTAAACCAAGTGAGAGGAAACTTCGCCATCAAAAACAATGAAATGTTCATGACATTAAACAGAAGGTACTCAGCAGAAACAACAGGAATCGAAGATCTGACAACATACATAGATCCAAGCAAATTCAACTTCATATTCGCACAAACAGCACTGGACGCACAAAATTTCTGGGCGCAAATTGGAGTGGATATGACAGTAAGGAGAAAAATGTCGGCTAAAATAATGCCCAACCTGTAGGGGTACGGGAAGTGGGGAGCGCATACTATATAAACGCTCATTTTAAAATGGAAATAGAAAAACAATATTATCAAGTACCAGTTAGACTATATTGGAATGACTGGAAAAAACTAATACCATGTACAAAAAAATCAAACCAAATGGTACTACGCTTAAAGTCAACAGCAGCTACCAGGGAGAAACAATCGAACAAAAGGTAAACCGGATAGTAAATAACAAGGAGCCAATCACAGACGGAGCACCAATAATCTATCAAGAAAGAAAAGAAGGGGTAAACCCGGCATATGACATAAGAACAGACCGGTTTGAAATAGCAGTAGAAGCAATGGACAAAGTGTCAGGAAGCCACAAAGCCCGGAGGGAGAATACAATCGCAGAAAAGGCTAAAAAAGGCATGGAAGCCGAACAAAAATCAGGTGGAGAAAGCAGCGCAGAAGGCGCAAAAGTCGAGTAACTCGAGTCTATACGAACGACTAAGATAAGTAACTGAAAATCAATTAAACACAAAGTGGTACGCACGTATACTATATTATCAAGTATTACGTGGACGCTTTTTAAACAAAAAAGACGCGAAAAATGCCAGGACTAGAAAACTTCATGCTGCAGACAGCAGGCCAAGTGGCGGGAACCGGGATGGGACTCCTACTTGCTGATGAAAACGACAGAAGACAGCTAAGGCAGCAAGAAAAGCTGCAGAAGCTTGGAATCAAGGGAAGCAAGGAAATGACAGACTACAGCTACAAAAAGCAAATGGAAATGTGGAAGAACACAAACTATGGGGCACAAATGGAAGAACTAGCAAAAGCAGGACTAAACCCAGGGTTACTATACGGGATGGGTGGACAGGGAGGAATGACAACCGGAAAAGGAGCTGAAAACGTAGATCAGGGAAAAGCACCGCAAGGCGGTGGAGAAGCTCAAGGTATGGGCCTCATGGGAGCGCAAATGGCGCTATTAGCGGCCCAAACGGAGAAAACGAAGGCAGAAACAGCCAATATATCAGGGGAAGCCGCTAATCAGCCTCTAAAAGGCCAAAACCTGCAAGCAAATACAGCTGCACAAAAAGCGCAGGAAGAAAATACAAGAGTAGACTCAGAAATAAAGAAAATAGCGGCAAGTGTAAGCAGGCAAACGATAAACGAACAAATGAAAGCCTGGGAACAGCTGGTACAGAAAAACGAGCAAGAAATCATAGCCAAGAAAAACGCAAACCAAATAACAGCGGAAACAATGGAATATGAGATCTATGGAGTAAAAGTAAAAGCACTGGGAGAACTGCTGAAAAACAACCTGACAATAGCAGAAACAGCCAATAAAGAAGCCGAAACAAAGGCAATAGCAGAAAAACTGCTGCAGGGGTGGACACAATTAAGCATAGCGTACAAAGAAGCGAGAATCAAACAATTCACAGCTGAATACCAGGCAAATCATCCGGGAGTAATGAACGCACTAGGAGGAGCAATCCAAAGAATTGCAGACGGAGCAGCAGCACCGAGTAATGAACGAAAAATGCAGTAAATGTGCTTATATCCTAAGCTGATCAAAAATCCTAAGTACAAGGCCAACAAAAAGAACGGGGGGAATATTCCCCCCGTTTCTGATGAAAGGGTAATATGGGTACCAATAGAATGCGGAGAGTGCATGGAATGCAGACACAGTAAAAGCAGAGACTGGCAAATAAGACTAATGGAAGACATCAAAGAAAACAAGAATGGAAAAATGGTAACGCTTACGC